ATAGGTGGCACAAAAGGTGCTACAGGTGTTGCAACTGGTGGTTGTGGAGGTAATACTGGAGGTAAAATTTCTCTAGGTAGCTCTCTATCTACAATAGTTCTTGGTGGTAATCCTACTCGACGCCTTGGTATTTGAGGCAATTCAATCTTAGGTTCACGAAGCAGCGGTCGTGTTAATTTTGGTGTTATAGTAACGTTCGGACGTATGCCCGCTCTGTCAAACCTAGCTTTTAAATTACTTAACAAACCCATAACTAACTCGGTTTAGCTTCGCCAGCGAAAGTGTCCATCATCTTATACATAAGGTCCATGCCTCTTTCTCTGTCTTCATTAAAACTTGGTATCAAACTAATAATACCCTTGTTATCTTTTTGCATGTCGTAAGAACCGGCGCCTCTTACAGCTTGTCCTGTCATAACAAATTCACCATCGCTTAACATAGCTGGTATATCGTCACTGGTTTCTGTGCCTGGACCATTTATGTCGCCGTCCATTCTAGGAAATTGGCTTGGATCAAGCTCACCACCTTCTTGCAATGCAACAGCTCCACCTTGAGCGTAAGCCATTACAGGACCGCCATACATCTTACTCATAGGTAAATTAGGTCCAAATTCTGCTGTGCTTTCTAATTTGTTGCCTAGCGCGCCTAAAGCTCTACCCATTCTCATTTTTAATTTTTGATTTGCTAACTTACCTTGTTCAAATCCAAGTTTAGCGCCTGGAACTAAAGGTGTTGAATTTATTGAACCAATACCACCGACGCCTAATAAATTTAGTGCTGCTTGATATTCTGGCATATCTTTAATACGCGGCTCTTGTTCTGCTAATCTTACAATTTCCATAGCCTCTTCTATCATTTGTGCTGTTGTTTGTTCACCCATCTCAAGAGGTCCGCCCTCTTGTTGTGGCATGTTTTGTGATTGGATTGCAATTTTTTGTTGTTGCAGTTGATCGATTTCATCTGCAATCATTTGTGCTCTTTCAAACTCTTTATTTCTAACCACCATATCGTATTCAGTCATTAAATTTTTAATTTCTACGTCAATAGAAAACATCATCATGTCTGGTGTTCTGGATATTGGTGCGGGAGCTAAAGAGTCTAAAGCAACAGGTCCACCTTCTTGCATACCCGCTGGTTTACCTCCAGATAACTCTGGTATGGTGCCTGCTGGTAGTAACCCAAACTCAACTGGGTTAGGAGCCTCTTGTCCCATTCTTCTAGCAATCTCAGCCTCAATATTGTATCTACCGGTTGGACTCAAGGTTGTTAGTGGAGTTAAGGGCACGCCTGTTTGTTTTTGTGCGTCTTCATAAGCTAGTTTACCCAAACCAGCAGCTAACGCTCCGATACCAGCTGTTTTAGCAAAATTACCAAGTCCAGAGAGGAAGCCTCCGCCTCCACCACCGCCTGTGCCTGTTCCTGTGCCAGCTCCAGCACCACCGCCAAGAATACTTGCGATGTTGCTAGTGATTCCTGTACCACCGCCTCCAGAGGCTATTTGTTGTAATTGTGCTACCTGTTGAGGATTGGCTGCCATTTGTGCTGGTGTCATAGCATTAAGTGCTTGTTGAGCTTTTTGTGCTGTTTGAAATTGCTGTACTTGATTTGGAGTACCACTACCTAAACCCAATCTATTAGCTAGGCCTTTTCCTGCACTTGGACCACCTAAATAAGTAGATCCTGTTTGACCAAACATACCACCGCCTAATAAACCAGATTTAGTGGTTAAAGCATCCTTAATGCCAGCAAAACCACCAGTTGTTCCACCTGCAATAGATGAAATGCCTGGTATGCCTAAATTAGCTATACCGCCTGCAACAGTGCTTCCAATTTTACCTAAAGCACCGCCAATGCCTGGTATCTTAGTAGCAAAACTACCAATACCACCAAGCACGCCACCTAGAGCTGTTCCGACTCCAGGTATGAAAGCTGCGATAGGTGCAACTTTTTTAACAACCTTTTTAAGTTTTTTACCTAACTTCTTAAAGAAACCAAATTGTTCTAATCCTGTCTGCGGATTTAGGCTAGCTATACCAGCACCAACAACAGCTTGTTCTGGATTTATGTCAAACTCTTTAAATTTCTTTTCTAATGCACTCTCAAAACCTGCATCATCCATGAACTCCGGCGGTATTACTATCTCGCCTGGGCGCAAATGCGCTAATGCCGTATCTTCACCCTCACCAGCCATAGCAAGTTGTTGTGCTAATCCTGCGAGTGGTGCTTGAGCTTTTTGTCCTGCTTTACCAAGTAAGTCTTGTAATTCTTGTCTTGTTTCTTCGTCTATCTCGTCTAAAGGATCTTTGTCCGTTGGTATTCTTGGCATTGTTGGCATGTTACTTTGAAACCCGCCTTCTGGTGGTGTTGCAAAAAAAGCATCTGGATAATTCATCCTTGGCGGTAAACTACTTTCTGGCACTAAATCTCTTGGCAGATAAATACCTTCATCTCTATCTTCTATACCATTTTGGTTGTAGTCCCTATACTCCATAGTTCTAGTTAGTCCTGGCACCATGCCTGCTGGTAAAGGTGAGCCATCTATCAACCGAGGTTGTTTTTGTTGTGGTAATTTATAAACCTTTTTTAAACTTTCTAATAATTCACTCATTATGTACTCACTGTTACACTACCAATACTCATTGTAGCAGATAATCCTGTCAAGTAAGTTTGATGTTCATACAGATTTCTAAACTCTGTACCATCAAAGCCTTGATGAACCTCTGTCGTACTGTTAAATATAATCGCTCCAGTAGCAAATTGCAATTCACTTACCTCTGTAGAATTGAAGACTTGAATAGCATTTGGATCGACTGCACCAAGGTTGATTTCTAATATTCTTATTAGTCTGTTAAATGTATCTGCTGAAACTGTTTCGCCTGTAGCAAAAGGTAAGTTAGTTGGCAATAGCTTGCTCATTTACCTTCTCCCCGACGGCTGTATCTCTACACGAGTGTTACCCAATCTCCATTTATAATTTTTTCTGTCGGTTGCTGTATTGTCATCATCGCTTTCAAAACGCAAGACAAACTGCCTACCTCTAGATCTAAGTGAACCGAAAGTGCTATCGGACTTAATTTGTGTGGTTGAGTCTGTTGATAAAGTTTGATTGCTAAAATCTCTGCGTTTGACCACAACATTGATTGCTGGATCTTGGCTAGTTCCTATATCATTTACAAATAATATGTCTGGTAAAATACGTTTTAAAAATACAAAACGATCGCCGTCTGCAATGTCTATATCTGCTGATTCAATAAATACACCATCCATAGGATCAGTGTCGTTGTTAAAACCTTTTTCATGTTCGTAAATAAATTTAGTAGATGAGGCTTCGCCAGCTGCTAATGGTTTGTTTAAAACACCAGCTGCTAACCAACTGTACCTTTCTAAAGATCCTACACTCCAACTATTTTCTTCATAATTAAAAATTACATATCTGGATATTTCGGTTTCATTATCAGAGAAAGATGGATAAAAAAACCACACTTCAGAAAACTCTTCGTTTAAGCCTGCAAAACATTTAAAGGCTTGACTTTCATCAAGATCAGAAAAAACGTAGTCTTGCACAGAGCATGGTAATTTTTGCACTGCGCCGTTGTAATAGTAAAAACCTTTTTTCGACATAAAAAATACGCCTTTTGGTGTATTTACTGCTGCTTTTGGTCCTAACAGTCCTGCACCTTCGTTAATTAAATTTACAGCAAACGTTAAAGGTGGTCCAATAAAGTTCATCGAATACAAAGATGTATCTGTCCAAATCAGCACCTCTTGTCTGGCCTTGATACCACCGACTATGGAAGAACCAGAGGACAATCTTAAAGAACCAGCTGTATTAGTAGATAAAGGCTCAAACTGTAATTCGTTTTCTTGATCGCTGAAAGCTATTAACATAGGATCCAAAACACCTGTTCTTGAGCTACCGCTTATGGGATCTGCTCCTAATACTATCAAATGCCTATCTGTTTCAGATGTTATGACTTGTAAGGCTTTAGTAGGCACTAAGTTTGCACCACTAACACTAGATAACTCTACAGCTCTTGTTGTCAAACCATTGTTTTCAACCCAACGAAATATACCACCTGCTCTAGGATTTATAATTAAATTTTCGCCGTAGTTATCGTGTGTCCACAACCTTAGTTGGTTTGTGTCTGATAAAGCTGTTGATGATCCCCAAGCTCCAGCACCCCAAGTGCCAACACCCCAACCAGTAGATTCAACATAATTATCTAAGCCAGAGTTTGTTTGATAAGCTGCATCTGTAGCAGAACCTCCATTACCAGAGTCACTGGAGTTTGCGGTAACTGTAGAACCAGAGGTATCTTTTGCAGTTATTTCGTAAGTGTTTGTACCTGTAACTAAAGCAATTTGATACTCTTGATTGATTACAGCAGCAGTAACATTGCCACCTAAAGAAACTGCGCTTGAAAAGGTTACAAAATCTCCACTCACAGCTCCATGACTAGCGTCGGTCACAGTCAACGTGGATGATCCGTTTGTAGCTGCAAAGGTTGCAGCGTTTGTGGTGTTTTTTCTTATAGGTGTGACATCGTTGTAAGTACCACCCTCTTCTACATAATACTTGTTGGTTGTGCCTATACCTAAATATCTACGTCCCTCTATGGAAATCCATGAGTGTAAAGCACGAGCAGAACCAATTATTGAGTTAGGCGAAAACTTTTCCCAGCCACCGATCTTTTCTACTCGACCTTTTCTAAAACGAATTTTATCGCCGTCAACCCATCCACCTTCGTTTGAGTAATCGGTTTCTTCTTTATTTATTCCAGGCTTAAAGTTTAATTTGGTCAGCGGCATATTTAGAGTCTAACATATCTGCTGTGATCTTACGCCAATCTGATAATAGCTCCTGTAGCAGTTGCGCTAGGAAAAACTATTGTAAAATCGCCAGCGGTTGATGTTTTGTCGCCTCCAAAATCAATCGCACATACAGCTTTATTTGAGTTGTTTGTGTTATAAATCAAACATCCTCTAGCTGTAATAGTAGCTGTACCAAAGGTTAAATCTGCAAAGTCAACGATAGCTGTTGTACCAGAAGTTGTTGGCGTAACGTTTGTGAGTGCGCTACCACCAGATGAGTAGTTTGTACCACTCGCTTGTCCTGTAGTAACAAACGCAGTTGTGCCAGCTCCTAAAGTAGCAGAACTTGTATACAGAGCTAATTTAAACGAGTCAGCTCCGTTTGTGAAATTATGTCCTTCAACAAGCAACTCTTGTTTAAAACTTGTGCATATTGCCGATGTAATTGCCATTATAGCTCCTTCAATATTTTAGCCATGTCTTCATGGCCTTGTTTTCTTAATAAATTTGAGTAAGTCGTGTTCTGTGACTTAATCGCATTTTTTATAGTATATAAGATTACAGTATAAACTTGGTTTTGAAAAGCCAAAGCCTGTTGTTTGATATGCTCTGGTGCGTTGTCTGAAATGTCGCAAATCTTCTTTGTAGCTTGTGCTGCCCAAAATTCTGCATCATGTCCTTTATTTTCTGTTGAATGAACCTCTACTTTACCTATTACAAAATCACTTTCTACACTCATGTTTACCCCTTATATGGCTCTGGCGGTACAACGTCCTCATTAATTTTTAAACCATGTTCTTCTAATTGTGTGTTTATTTCATCGTAGGGACCGATAATAAACCTGCCCTCATGTGGAACAGCAACTAACGGTTTGTCTAATCTATGAAAACCATAAAGTTTTTCTGTGGCTGGCACATTAGAGTCTAATACTGTCGATCTGCCACTTATACCAACAAGTATGTCTTCGCTCATACATTTGCTAATCCAAAACTCTACACATGCTCTACCTGCCTCTGCAAAGTGCATATTTTCTTTGTATGAAAAATCAATACCGAATAAATCTATACGACCAACCTTATTATATAAAGCATAAGCAATGGCAAATGCTACAGTTGTATTCATGTAGGCACATTTAGTTGCGTTGCATACGTCCTCTACTGGATAGCGAACTGCATTTTTAATACGCGGATCTAACTCACAAGTATAGATAGGCACATCCGAAGTGCTCATAAGTTTTTTCATAGCACGTGTTTGATTGCCTGCATCATTACTATCAAAAAATCTACTTGCTGGATCAAGTGCAAATATTCT